GTGGGTATTGACCCTATGACAGGATTACCTATAAGAGAATCAGACGTTCCTCGTGTTATTGATTTTTCTGAACAAGATCAAGGTGGAGGCGGCGGCGGTGGTGGTGATACCACATCGGATACCCCACCAGATACCTCAACGCAATTAACCGATTATCAAAAAATGTTACAACGATATGCTCAGTTGGCTGGATTTAGTTCTGGTGAAGTAGATGATATTGTTCGTCAATATGGGGCAAATGGTGGACTTATGAATCTAACAAGAACAATACCCCCGGAACGCGGACCGATGTCCCAGGGTGTTGCTTCTTTATTTAAAAACAAGTAGAATAATCAAATGGCGGAAATAGATAAATCCTTACCCAATGAGGTACAAGAAGAAACAGTCTTGCAGATATCTGGTGATGAACTAGAGCAGGCGGTTACCAAAGAATTAGAAAAAGAACAACAACTCGATCAAGTCGCTCCTCGGATGGAAGAGACCGAAGATGGAGGCGTCGAAATTTCTTTCGATCCCGAAACCATTTCCATGGAAGGCGGACAAGAGCACTTTGCCAATTTAGCGGAATTTTTAGATGAAGCGTATTTAGATGAGATTGGCAGTGAGTTAAAAGATTTATATCTCGATTACAAAATGTCGAGACAGGATTGGGAACAAACCTATACCAAAGGATTAGATTTATTAGGATTTAAATACGAAGACCGAACCGAACCTTTTCAAGGCGCATCCGGAGCAACGCATCCGGTATTAGCCGAAGCCGTTACCCAGTTTCAAGCGCAAGCATACAAAGAGTTATTACCCGCCAACGGACCGGTGCGTACTCAACAAGTAGGCGCACCGTCTCCTCAAAAAGAACAACAAGCCGAGCGCGTGAAAGAATTCATGAACTATCAGCTCATGCAAGAGATGAAAGAGTATGAACCCGAATTTGATCAAATGCTTTTTTATCTTCCCTTGTCCGGTTCCACTTTTAAAAAAGTGTATTACGATTCGATTTTAAATCGAGCCGTTTCTAAATTTGTACCGGCTGACGATTTGCTAGTGCCGTACTCAGCAACATCACTTGACGATGCGGACGCGATTATTCACAAAGTCCATATTTCTAAAAACGATTTACGAAAACAACAAGTGAGTGGCTTCTATCGAGATATCGATTTAGGAGACCCTTACAGTGAAGATGACGAAATTGCTCAAAAAGAACGAGAGCTAGAAGGTATTCGCAAAACGGAAAAAGATCCGGATATGTATACCTTATTGGAATGTCACGTCGACTTAGACCTTGAAGGATTCGAGGATATGAGTGGCGAGACTGGTGAGCCCACAGGAATCAAACTTCCTTACATTGTCACGATTGAAGAAGGAAGTCGACAAGTCTTATCGATTAAACGAAACTACGATCCCGAAGATATGAAGAAAGCAAGAATTGATTACTTTACGCATTTCAAGTTTTTGCCAGGATTAGGATTTTATGGTTTTGGATTAATTCATATGATTGGCGGTTTGTCTAGAACCGCTACGGCAGCTCTCCGCCAATTACTAGACGCTGGAACATTATCTAATCTTCCCTCTGGATTTAAGGTCAGAGGGCTGCGTATTCGTGATGATGCTCAATCGTTAACTCCGGGTGAGTTTCGTGATGTCGATGCTCCGAATGGAAATTTACGAGAAGCTTTTTTACCTTTACCCTTTAAAGAACCTTCCGCTACCCTTTTACAATTAATGGGTATTGTGGTGCAAGCCGGACAACGCTTTGCATCGATTGCGGATATGCAAGTCGGGGATGGTAATCAAGGCGCAGCAGTAGGAACAACCATTGCTTTATTAGAACGCGGTTCTCGTGTGATGTCATCGATTCATAAGAGGCTCTATGTTTCTTTGAAAAACGAATTTAAAATGTTGGCCCGAGTGTTCAGTTTGTATTTACCTCCTGAATATCCTTATGAAGTCGTCGGAGGACAGCGAGTCATCAAGCAACAAGACTTTGATCAGCGTATTGATATTTTACCGATTGCCGATCCGAATATTTTTTCTCAAGCACAACGTATTAGTTTAGCTCAAACACAATTACAATTAGCTCAAACTAATCCTCAAATTCACAATTTGTATCAAGCCTATCGTAGTATGTATGAAGCGATTGGAGTGAAGAATGTCGATTTAATTTTACCCCCACCTCAACCACCGCAACCAATGGATCCAAGTATGGAACATATTCAAGCGATGGGTGGTAAAGTTTTTCAAGCCTTTCCGAAACAAGACCACAAAGCTCACATTGATGCTCACTTAAGTTTTATGGGAACTATTTTAGTTCGAAATAACCCAGCTATGGTATCAGCTATACAAAAAAATATTTTAGAACACATCACTTTAATGGCTCAGGAACAAATTGAATTAGAATTTAGAGATGAGTTATTACAATTACAACAAATGCAAGCACAAATTCAAACACAACCACAGCTTCAAATAGAAGTTCAAAAGATAATGATGGGTATTGAATCAAGAAAAGCACAGTTAATTGCAGAAATGACCAGAGATTATATGGAAGAAGAAAACAAAATCTATGGTGATGTCAATGATGACCCATTAACTAAGCTTAAAAAACAAGAATTAGACCTTCGAGCTCGTGAAAATGAACAAAAAGCTAAAGAAGCAGAACAAAAAATAGAAATTGATCGAGCAAAATTGGTCCAAGACCAACAATTTAAGCATGAAAAACTTGAACAAGACGATGAAAATGCGAAGTTGCGTGCTGGAATCTCTCTTGCTAAACTAGGTATTCAAGACATGAAGATAATTGGAGGTGGAAATGGATAAAAAAGAGAAAAAAGTCAAAAAAGTGATGAAGGAATTTAAATCTGGTAGTCTTCGTAGTGGTTCTAAGAAGGGACCGAAGGTAACATCGCGAAAACAAGCGATTGCTATCGCTTTAAGTGAAGCAGGTTTGAGTAAGAAGAATAAAAATAAAAAGAAAAGGAGCTAAATATGAGTAAAAAAGTAGTTGACCATTCAAAATTTGTAAACAAAGATGGTTATAAGAAGGGTGGCGTCCCTGTAGAGATGACTAATCCTTCTGAAACACAGTCTGAGAGAGTAGGCGGACAAAGACGCATGCTATCTGAGAAAAAACGTAGTGCCAAGTGGTACTAAGGAGGTAAAAATGGATAAGATCAAACAATTGTGGAATGATCACCCCAAGAAAAAATGGCTTGTCGTTGGTATTGCTATTGGTTGGGTAATCGCTCAGTATATCTAATTAATGTTATCTAAGATTTTAGGCGGATCTTTAGTGGACACTGTCGGTAAAGTAATCGACAGTGTTCATACGTCTGAAGAGGAAAAAGGTCAAATTAGGATTAAGCTACAAGAACTTGAAAATGAAATTAATTCTAAACAAATGGATATTAATTTAGCCGATGCTCAGTCTACAGCTACCGATATTTCAGGTTTACTGCAACGTTCTTGGAGGCCCCTCATTGGATTTAGTGCAGCATTGGCCATATTTTTCGAATTTGTCCTTAAACCTTTTATCGTGTTCTTTTTAGGAATATTTCAAGTTGATGTTGGTCCTCTTCCTCAAATGAATATGGAACAATTAATGCCTTTAGTCATGGCACTTTTAGGCATGGCCGGACTTAGGACTTTTGAGAAGTCTAAGAAAATTACAAAATGACGAAATGCATTAAATGCGGATGTATGTGTCATTGCGAACAAACCTGCATGTGTGAATGTGCGGGATGTGAACATGAAGAAACAAGTAGCAAATAATTTAATAGAACATGTAGTCAAGAAAACTACAATCGGAGATGGTAGAATCAGTTGGTCTACCATGAATAAACATAAACGACGTAACTTTAAAAAATATAGAGGTCAGGGTAGATAATGTCTATCTCTAGATCCCAAATGCAAAAACAAGTATCTAAAGGAAGTAAAAAAATGAAAAAACTAAAACCAGTCCCGGCAAATAAAAAGGGACTAAAAAAATTACCCAAATCAGTTAGAAACAAAATGGGCTTTATGAAAAAAGGTGGTAAAGTTAAATAATGGCAAAACTCTGTGCAAAAGGTAAAGCAGCAGCAAAGCGTAAGTTTGATGTTTATCCATCAGCTTATGCCAATATGTACGCCAGTGCCGTTTGTTCAGGAAAAGTAAAACCAGGTGGACGAAAAAAGAAAATGGATGGAGGGTCAATTAATAGTGTTTCACAATCTCGTAAACAAACTTCTAGCTATAATCAAGGTAGGATCGCCAAAGGGTGTGGTGGTGTTATGGAAGACAGACGAAAGGTTACAAAGAAAAGTTAAAAATGGCGCAAAGTGGATTAAGAAAATGGGTAGCCGAGAAGTGGGTCGACATCGGCGCTCCCAAAAAGGACGGAAAGTACCAACCTTGCGGGAGATCAAAAGGGTCGAAGCGCAAATATCCGAAGTGCGTTCCACTAGCCAAGGCAAGGTCGATGAGCGAATCGCAGAAAAGATCCGCCGTCAGAAGAAAACGCGCAGCCGGAAACACCGGGCCAAAACCCACCAACGTCAAAACATTTGCCAAAAACAAATCAAAAGGGTAAAACAATATTATGCCGAGGACAGCCGACAAACAGCCCCCTAAAACCAAGAAGTATTTCCGGTCCACGAAGAGTGGTGCGGGAATGACTCAAGCGGGTGTCGAGCGTTATCGACGCGAGAACCCTGGTTCTAAATTATCAACTGCGGTTACAGAAAAAAATCCAACAGGTAAAAGAGCTTCAAGAAGAAAATCATATTGTGCTCGTTCCGCCGGACAAATGAAACAATTTCCGAAAGCTGCCAAAGACCCTAATTCAAGACTTAGACAAGCACGTAAACGCTGGAGGTGTTAAGTGGAAATAAGCGACAAGACGACAGTAGGCATGCCTATTCGAAACTTAGTTTCTATTGTCACTGCGGTGGCACTGGGAGTCTATGCTTATTTTGGAATAGTCGAAACTCTTAATCAACATTCCACTCGATTAGAATTAATGGAAAAAGATGTGGAGTTAAACACAGAGTTTCGAATTAAATGGCCTAGAGGTTTAATGGGTAACTTACCCGCTGATGACGAACAATATATGTTATTAGAATTCTTATCCGGACAAGTCGAAAAACAACAAGCGACTTTAGATGAAAATGCTGATACGAAGATTATGATTAAACATTTAGAGGAAATGGTAGACCAACTAGAAAAAGATGTTGAAAAATTAAAAGATGCAACAAGAGAAATTAAGTTTGCAAATGGTAATGGAAACGGGGGCTACTGATGTGGAAAGTGATTATTGTTCTTTGTTTATTTAGTGGCAATGGTGAATTATTAGAGCACACTTATACAGAAAGTATTAGTGATTGTTTAGAGAAAAAACGTATAATGAAACGTAATATGGGTCCCACGGTATTAATTACTTGTGGTGAGGCAGAGGCGGAACTAGAAGAAATTCAAGGTAGAATTTTTGTAAAAAGTATTCGCAAAATGGAACATTAATGGTATAAAGAAGTATGAAGATTGATATCAAACTCGCAGCTCCCTATATCATCATCATTGGTGGTTTCCTCGTATCTTGGGGTATGTGGGGTGAAAAGATTCAAGCTTTAGAAAAAAAGACCGATAATATTGAAGTAATGATGCAAGATATTGCGGTTATTAAAAATCAAATTACGGAAATTAATAAGAAATTAGACCGTTTACTTAGTGAATAGTCGGTAGTTCAAAATCAAATTCTACAATTACTGTTAAATCTTCGGCTTCTGTTTTAGGGTCGTTCATGATATAAAAATATACGAAAGGAAAAATTATGGAAGAATTAAATGTCGTTTATCGACTTCAAAAGTATTTGAAAGAAGTCATTCAAGACCACAAAGATACTATCATGACAGGTGTTGACAGCATGGACAAATACAAGTATCTTATCGGAAAGGTGCAAGCCTTTGAACAAACACAACAGGAACTCTCTAACCTGCTAGATCGTAAGGAGCATAAAGATGACTAAGTACGCACTTCAAGAGAAGTACAGGGAGGAAGAGCAAAAAGAAAAAGAAGAAGAAAAGAAACAGGTCCGAGCGGAAAATATTACCGAGGACCAAGTATCAAAACTACCACAACCATCCGGTTGGCGATTATTAGTTTTACCTTTTACCCCTAAAGATAGGACCAAAGGTGGAATTATTATTGCACAAGAATCTTTAGATAAGTTACGTATCGCAACAAACTGTGGTTATGTTATTAAAATGGGACCACTATGTTATCAAGATACAGAAAAGTTTACATCAGGTCCCTGGTGTAAAGAAGGCGATTGGGTTATTTTCGCCAGATACGCAGGCTCACGATTACCAATTGAAGGTGGTGAGGTGCGCTTACTAAACGATGATGAAGTCCTTGGAACTATCAATAACCCCGAGGATATCCTTCACCATATATAAAAACATAGGAGACAACTATGCCTGAAGAACTGAAAAGAGAAGAGCCAATGATTGATGTTGGCGAGACCGAAGGCGCGGAAATCGATTTAGATGCACCGAAGGTCGTTGAAGAGAAAGAAGAATTAGACGTTGTTCAAGAAGAACAAACGGCTTCAGGGGAAGAACAAGAAGAAGTTAAAGAAGAGAAAAAAGAGGATGAACTTAGCGAGTATAGCGAAGGCGTTAAAAAACGTATTGCTAAACTCACTCGAAAAATGCGTGAAGCAGAGCGTCAAAAAGAAGAAGCGATTGCTTACGCACAATCTGTAGCTCAACAACAAAAACAGTTACAGTCAAGATTTAAAGATTTAGATACAAACTATGTATCAGAATTTGAAAATCGAGTTCAATCCAATCTAGAAGCAGCAAAAATCAAATTAAAAAATGCTATTGATAATCAAGATGTAGACGGCCAAATCGCTGCACAGACTGATATAGCACGATTAACAATGGATGCTGCTAGACTTAATCAAGTGAAATCACGTCAACCAAAGGAACAACCTGCTCAAGAACAGCCTGTTTATCCTCAGCAACAGCAACAATCGTATGCGAATGCTCAGACTATTAGACAAGCTGCTCAAACAATGGACCCGAAAGCCGAGTCCTGGGCCGAGAAAAACCCTTGGTTTGGTACCGATTCTGCGATGACTTATACTGCTTTTGATATTCACAAGCAGTTGACAGAAGATGAAGGGTATGATCCTAGTAGTGATGAATATTATGCGGAAGTAGATAAAAGAATAAAGCTTGAATTTCCCCATAAATTTGCTACAACAGAAAATACTACAAAAGAGAAACCTTCTCAAACCGTAGCATCAGCCAAACGTCCAGCTACCACAGGACGCCGCAAAACTGTGAAACTCACACCTTCACAGGTAGCAATAGCTAAGCGATTAGGTGTGCCACTTGAAGAATATGCGAAACAATTAATCGCGAAGGAGGCGTAAAAGCATATGGAAGATAAAAAAATAGACAAGACTTCTCGCGCGAGTGAAACTAGGGCTAAAGATGTTAGACCTCAAGTTTGGACTCCCCCATCATCACTAGACGCACCACCTGCGCCTGACGGATACCGTCAACGTTGGATAAGAGTCGAGAGTATGGGTTTTGACGATACTAAAAACGCAGCCGGAAAATTACGTTCTGGTTGGGAATTTGTTCGAGCAGACCAATACCCTGAAGAAAATTATCCAGTCCTCAAAGAGGGTAAATACGCAGGAGTAATAGGAGTTGGTGGCCTTGTGCTGGCAAGGATACCGGAAGAGCTCGCGAAGCAACGGGAGGACTACTATAATAGTAGAACAAAAGACCGTGAAGACGCTGTCAACAACGATCTCTTGAAGGAACAGCACCCAAGCATGCCTATCAACCAAGATAGGCAGAGTCGTGTAACTTTTGGTGGCTCAAAGAAAAACTAATCTCTTAGTTATTTCTTAGGCTACCAGCTATATACTTTAGGAGGTATAAAAATATGGCAAACTCAACAACAGCCTTTGGTTTAAGACCATTAGGCAAAGTTGGTGGAGCATATGCAGCTGGGAGTCAATCTGAGTATGAAATAGCAAGTGCGCAAGCATCTTCTATCTTTCAGGGTGACTTGGTAGCTCTATCAGGTGGATACATTGTACCCGTACAATCATCCGCAACTGGTAGTATCTTAGGTGTCTTTAACGGATGCTTAATTGAAAGCGACCCATCAACAGGCAAACCAACTTTCAGAAACAACTACACACAAACAACTGTGACTGAAGGTAAGATCAAGGCATTCATCATCGATGATCCTGATCAATTGTACTTAGTAAAATCAACAGGTACTGCTACAGGTATTACATCTGTCGGTACCGCATTTGACATTAACTATGCAGCAGGCGATAGCATAAACGGTATTTCCGGTGTGACATTGGATCTTGCTTCATCTACAGGTGGTCAAATGTTAATCGTGGGACTTGATAGTGATCCAACAAATGAAGTAGCAGCAGCTAGCGAAAACTTCATTGTGAAAATTGCTAAAGGTCAACAGCTAATATAGGAGATTTAAATTATGGCTATATCAAGATCACAACTAGCTAAAGAGCTAGAGCCGGGTTTAAATGCACTATTTGGCCTGGAGTACAAAAGGTACGAAAACGAACACGCTGAAATCTTTGATACAGAAACTTCTGATCGAGCATTCGAAGAAGAAGTAATGTTATCAGGTTTTGCTAACGCAGCAGTAAAAGCAGAAGGTGCCGGCATTGCATATGACCAAGCACAAGAAACTTTCACTTCACGTTATACACACGAGACAATCGCTCTTGCATTCTCTATCACAGAGGAAGCAATTGAAGATAACTTGTATGACAGATTAGCTTCTAGATACACAAAGGCTCTTGCCCGTTCTATGGCTAATACAAAGCAAGTGAAAGCTGCTAACGTATTAAACAATGCGTTCAACACTAATTACTTAGGCGGAGATGGAAAAGAACTTTGTTCAACTCTTCACCCAACAATTAGTGGTACTGTAAGCAACGAATTAGCAACATCTGCTGACCTTAACGAAACATCTTTAGAGCAGTCATTAATTGACATTGCTGCTTTCACAGATGAAAGAGGTCTAAAGATTGCTGCTCAAGGTATGAAATTAATCATTCCTTCAGCATTACAATTCACCGCTGACAGACTAATGAACTCTGCTAACAGAGTCGGAACTGCTGACAATGATGTTAACGCAATCAGAAACATGGGGATGATTCCTCAAGGTTATGTAGTCAACCACTACTTAACTGATGATGATGCGTTCTTCATTAAGACAGACGTACCAAACGGTATGAAGCATTTCGAAAGATCACCTATCAAAACTGCAATGGAAGGTGACTTTGATACAGGTAATATGAGATACAAAGCTAGAGAGAGATACAGCTTCGGTTGGTCTGACTTTAGAGGTGTCTTCGGATCACCTGGTGCATAATACGTACTAGAAAACTACTTTTAAAAGGGGCCTTCGGGCCCCTTTTTTTATGGGATATTCTCTTGACTTTATGGGAAAAAAGAGTATAAGATTAAGGCGGTTTAGTAATATATCGAAGGAGGTATATAATGACCGCTCTATCACAGTCCCTTATTGCTGAGAAAATCAAGCTAGAATCTCAGTGGAATTCTCAATATTTATCTGCTGGTAAGGAAACTCTCGAGATGAAATCGATTGAAGAACGTATCAAAAGAGTTGTAGCAAAATTGAGATGGAGAGATTTAGATAAATATGAGAGTCCTTTATTTATTCCAATTAAATAGATTACTTGCGCTCATAGAAAAATTTCTATAATATTTTAGCCACTATACAAAAATTAGTTAATATAGACGCGTATAGTCGATGGCCTAGAAACTATATTAACATTTAACCTAGGAGGTATAATCATGGCAAATAGAACAACCTTCACCGGAATTGTAAGATCCAATGGTGGAGATAACAAAAGACAAACTTATGCTGGTTCCGTTCAATTAGCAGCACAGTTTTATTTTCTTCCAACTGCAACCGCAGGAACTGACGTTCAAGTATCAGCAACAGATACAAGAGCAGTTGTCCTTCCACAAAACGCTGTAATAACAGGTATTTCATTTAATGGTGATGCAACAGGAGGTTCGTCTCCAACTATTGATATGGGCTACACTGATTTTGATGGTGGCACTAATTTTGTAGATATAGACGGCTTACTTAACGAAGCTGATGCAGATGCAGGTTCAGTCGTAACTG